CGATGCCGGCGGCCTCGAGCCACGCAGATCGGCCACGGACCCAGGCGTTGCCGTAGCACATGGCAGTCTGGAGAGACTGGGTGTGGAGTCGAGGCTCAATGTCTGGCATGGCTTCACCCAGCATTCGCCAGAGTTCGATGCCGGAGGTCCCGACAAAGGGCTGGCGGACCTGGGCCTCGTTCTCTCCCCACGCCTCGGCCAGGATGAGGGTCTTGGGGTTGCGGGGGCCAGCCCAGCCTCCGAACGGACGGAGGGGCTCATGGAGGGTCATTCAGCGGCGACCTCGGAAGAGGGGAGGGCCCTGGAAGCTGCTCGTAGGACGCGGGAGTGGCGGAGTAAGGTGCGGGCGTGGCCGACGGTAGTTTCGTCGACGTCCATACCGAGGACGTGGCGGCGCCGAGACTTTCGGCCGCGCGGAGGGCGGAGCCGGAGCCGCAGGTCGGGTCGAGCATGGTGGTGTTTTCGTCGACTAGCATGGTGAAGAAGTGGCGGAGCATCGGCTCAGGCTTGGTGTGGACGTGGTAGGTTCGGTCGGTGGGGGCGGCGTAAGCATCGGCTACGATCTTGACGATCTGACGGTTGCCTCGGGCCATCAACAGGCAGGTCTCGTAGACGTGTCGGGGGTGCCGGCGGGAGTCTGCAGCGATGCCGGAATTGTCGGATTTGAGCCAGATGAGGGGGTGGATGTGGATGGAGAGGGAGGGGCAGAGTTCGGTGATGGCGGCTCGGATGGCGTCGTAGTGGCGGTTGGAATACCAGAACATGATATGGCAGGAGAGGGAAGCGAGGCGGTCTAGGTTGACGAGGAGGGTCTCGAGGAGTTTGAAGTGTATTTCGGAGGTGTCGAGGTAGGAAGAGTGGCGGGTGCCGCCGGCCTGGGGACCGTCGAAGACGTTGATACCGTAGGGGAAATCGCAGTGGATGAAATTAAAGGGCCTCCCGGTGTATTTCGGAGCCCAATGGATGAAGGATTCCTGGAGGATGGAGGAGGAGGGGTTTATGATGACGGTTGGGGGGAGGGGTGGTGCGCCGGCGGGAGGTGGCTGGCCGATGGCGTCGGGTGGAACGGCCTCCGTCTCGGGCTCGATGATGGTCGGGGGTGCTGCGCCGATGGGGCGGAAGATAGCGTCGAGCATTTCGGTCTCGACTCTGGAGTCCCGGCGGGCGACCATATTGTAAGCCTCTCGGACGGTCGAGGCTTTGGAGAGGGACTCGTTGGTGGTCATCTCGGAAGCGACTTTGAGATAGATGGAGAGGGTGCCGGGGGTGAGGCAGAGGGCTTCGGCCGTCTCGGCCTGGGTCCAGCGACCGGGTTCGCCCCGGTCGGAGTAAAGCTGGTGGATCTCCGCGGTGGCTAGGACGAGGTCCTGCCAGGGCAGGTCGAGGCGTTTGATGTTCTCCTCAAGCTCGAAGATCTTGGACTCGACGGGGGACAGGTCTTCGGCGAAGCGGACTGGGATATCGGGGAGACCGAGTTCGATGGAGGCAGTCAGGCGCCGTTCGCCGGCGGTGAGTTTATGGCGGCCGTCGGGGCTGGCAAGGCGCTCAACAATAATTGGGTTGAGGACACCATGGAGGCGAATGGAGTCTATGAGGCCCTTGGTGTCGACTTGTCGACGCTGACGGTTCCCTCGGGGGACAAAAATCTCGGTGAGGGGGAGGCGGGTGTAGAGGTCTGTTATTGGCATGGAGCAGAGCTTTCTGCTGGAGGAGGCCGTCGGCCTCCAGGCATAAAAGAAGGGGGCACAGTGGCCCCCTTCCAGACAAGGCGGATGGTTAGGCTCCGAAGCCGACCATCTTCCCGATTGTGTTGCCGGTTTCGTTGGTCTGCTGGTTGAGGTATTGCTGGACCTCGACGAGGACTGGCTGGCCTACGATCTCCGGGAAGATTTCTTCGTAGGTCCGACCGTTGGGATTGATGCCACACGACCGGATGAACTCATCGAGGCGCCAGAGAGAGTCCTCGGTGAGGTAGAAATCCTTCCGCATCGAGCGCTTGGAGAGATCGACGTCAGCCTTGTTAGCCAGGAAAGCGTTGCCCTCCCCATCGACGACTGTCCACTCGTCGGAAGAGTCTTTCGGCCAGTCCTGGAGGGTGGTCGGGAATCGGACGTATGGAGTCTTGTTGCGGTTCTGATCGCCCAGCTCGAAACCCCGGACGATGGCGGTGTAGTCTCCCATCGGGAGAGGGGGTGGACGTTTGGCTTCGCCGGCGGGTTTTTTGAGCAACAGGGAAAAGTCAGGCATTGGTTTGGGCTTTCATGCTAGTGGTTTCATGCTGGAGAGAGGGTTTTGCCCCCGGAGGTGCCCCGATACAGCGAGCTTAGGCTCGGGGCCACACCTGTTTGCCGGTTAGCACGAGGGTCTAACTGCTCGCTGCAAGGGAGAGACGTGGAGTGACCTCTGGGGTGACGCCCAGGTCTCTGAAGAGTTCAAGCATTCCGGTCTCGATATCATACTGTCTCTTAACCTTCAAGGGAGAAGAGGTCTTGATGATCTCCAAGTTGAGGTCGTTCTGGGTGGAGATGACCCGCTTGGAGGTAGAGATGGTTTTGGTCTGCACTACATTATTGAAGTATCGACCGACTTTGAGCCAGAGAGCTTGGCCAACAGTGTCGGGGAAGCCTTTTCTATTCAGGCTGAATTGGTTGTTCGCGGTCATGGCGGGCTCGCCATCCCGGTTCGTCATCGGAGGCTGCTCAGTGTGCCAGGCGATATGACAGTTTACAATCACATTGCACTTTACATTCGGGTCGTAGAGCAGGCCAAGAAGGTTCTCGATGTGGAATTGAGCGGGCCGGTAGTCTCGATTGAAGGTTGGCATGGCGCCGAGGTTTTTGTTCTGGGACATGTTGAAGTTGATGATAGTTTTGGTGGCGAATGAGAGTGTGTCGATGACGAGGACGTCGTTGCGAGTCCAGCTGGTGAGCGGGCCGAAGTTATCCTCGGCGGTTTTCCAATTTTCGAGGAGGCGGACGGCTTTCTGCCAGGAGGTGGCGCCGATGGCCTTGATGTCTCCTCCCATCGCCCGGCGCTGGTCGACGAGGGTCTCGTAGCGGAAGCGAGAGAGGGCGCCGGTTGCTTGGGCCTGGGTCCAGAGCCCGGACCGGGCCTTGGTGTAAATGGAGTCGGGGTTGCGGAGGTAGTCTTTCAGGACGTCGGTGCCGCGCTCGAAATCCAGAAGCCGGACGTTGAAGCCGCCGGCTAGGAGGGAGGCGAGGCAGCCGGTCTTGCCGGAGCCGGTGTCGCCCAGGTTCATTAGCTTGATTGGGTCGGGCTCGGAGTCGGACTCATAGCTGGCCATTGGGTGGCTCCTTGGGTGACTCCTCGTTGGAAGGGAGGAGAAGGGCGGCGATTTCGGAGGGGCTCTCTTGCATCCAGAACTGGTGAGGTATTCCCCAAATGAAGATGAAAGAGGTTTGGGGGAATCCACGGCCAGCACCGAAAGCCATGATAGACTCCGGGCGGAGGATGAGTTCGACTTTATCGAACTGGGTGAGGCGGATGAACTTCGCCATCAGACGTCACCCCGAATGCGGGTCGGGTCCCAGATGGAGTGGATGTAGTCGGCCTCCAGCCAGGTCTGGCGGGCGGACGGGGCACGGCTGCAGACCGGGCGGTATGGGCAGCCGCCGTAGTGATGGCAGGCTTTGTCGTTCATAGGCCAGCGGTTGGACTCAGCCATCTGGCCCATCAGATCAAGCCACATGAAGGTATCGGAGAGCCATTCCTCGATCTGGGCCTCGGATCGGGGGATCATCTGACGCTCGAAGCGGGAGAAGGTCGCGGCGACTTGGATACCGTCGCAGATAATGCCCCGGACGGGAGTCTCGTAGGCAATCTTGCCGGCGAGGGTGTAGAGGCTGAATTGGTTGTCTGGGCTGAATTGGGAGAAGAAGGAGGTGGAGAGGGTTATGGAGGTGGTCTTACGGTCGACGATGTAAGGCTCGGTGTTGAAGAGTGCGATCTTATCGATGTGGCCGCAGAAGAAGATCGGCTCTCCGGTAACAGCGAGCTTTTGGACGGAGAACTGGAAGGAAAGCTCGACGGCGGGGGACTCGGAGGAAGCGAGGAGAAGAGTTTGGAGGGAGTCGTCCTCGCCGAAACGGTCGAGATACCAGACGACAGTTCGGATGAGCGTTAGGCGGTTCTTGGTTGGGTGGCCGCTCCACCAGGGGCGATCGCCGTGCCATGATAGGGTCATGGCCTCGAGGACGGCGGCACGGAGAGCGTCCGTGTGGCTGAGGCCGTTGGCTCGGGCTCGATCGTAGCGCTCGAGGGCGGAGTGGACGTATTGGCCGAATAGGAGGTGTGGGGAGGCTGCACGGGGGACGAAACCCAACACGACTCGATAGTAGTATTTGCGGGGGCAGGTTTTGAACTCGCCCAAGCTGGTGGAGTCGATGGTGGTTTGGAGGGTGGGAAGGAGGGGGGAGAAGGATTGGTTGGTGTTGGTATTGGCCTCTGGCCCAGGGACAGGGAGGTCCATTAGACCAGAAGCTCCTTGCCGGGAGGCAGCGGGCGGATTGGCTCGGAGATTTTGGCTGGTCGGGGGGCCTTGATGCCGGCGGCTTCTGCGGCCATCAGGCGCTCTCGCTGGAGCCGGAGGGCGGCGATGATTTTATCGAGGTCTTCGGGGTGGTTGGCGAGCCACTCAGGGTCCCGGGAGAATAGTTCGGAGAGGGAGTCTGGGGTAGCCTCGGCGAGGGCGGTGGAGGTTGGGAGGAAACCGCTTGTGGACATGGAGCAGGGTCCTTTTCAGGATGGCTGGTGTTGGCGGGTGGATTGGTCGCGGGCCTCGATTTCTGCCGTTCGTAGGCTCATGACCTTTTGGTGGATGATCGCTCGGATGACAGCGGAGACGCCGACTGGCTGGATGCCCATGGGGCCGAAGCGGGCCTCGAGGTAGGCCCAATCCTCGTCGAAGAGCATGACGTGGCGGGTGGTGGCGGTGAGGGGAAGCGTTTTGGGCATTTCAAAATCACTCCAGAATGTCTCCGAGGTCGGGAACATGGGAAGGGGTGGATGGGGTCGGCCGACTCGGATGGCAGATGACCAGGTCGCCGTCTGGGAATGGGCTCATTCGGATTTGGAGGATGGCGAGGCGGGGGTCGCCGGAGTCGGTGCGGGCTTTGTAGAGGGCCGCTCGGGCACGCGCCGGGTCGGAGGTCTGGAGAAGGAGACCGATTGGCTCAGAGAGAGCGGTGGAGAGGATTTGGAGGAGGATCTCACGGTTCATTAGGGGACTCCCTCGGAGTCCCCTAAGATGTCCGGGAGGGTGGTGAGGGCCATGCGGGCGCGCTCGGAGACGATCTTTCGAGCCTCTGTTCGGACGGCTGGGTCGTGGAGGAGTTGGCGATAACGGAGGAGGACTTGGGGAGAGTCTGGGGCGTATCCGGCCTCGTTGCCCTCTCGCTCAGCTTGAGCGGCGGCAATCTCTCCCATGGCGGCGTCGATAGCTGAGACTGGACGGCGGGACGGTCGGCCGGAGAACTGGTAGGTTTCCGCGTAAGCATAGACTCGGGACTGGAGGGCTTCGTGGGCCTCCAGGGAGAGGGGGTGGTTGAGTCTTTTGATCCATTTCGAGATGTTGTTCCGGACGTTCTCGAGGAGGAGCTGGTTGAGGGCCTGGGCCTCTGCGGAGTTGATGGTGTGGCCGGAGTGGTAACGGATGGGGATGAGGAAGTCGTAGTAGGAGATGTGGAGGACTTGGGTAAGCGGCTCGGATGGGGGTGAGAGGGTGGATGACATGGGGTGAGTGGACTCCGGGTGGGTGAGGGCTGCGGCCATGGGTCCATTGTGGGGGATGTTGGCTCCAGTTAGCAAGCTTTTTCGGTGGCCATCAATTCACAATTGCGTGATCATGGCCACAGAGTGGGGTGGCTGTGGATGGCTGGCAGTAGCTGGGAGGTTGGCCCGGTTTGACGGTCAAACATGGTAGGAGCCCCGTCACTTCTTCGGCCTCGGAACATACAACCGAAATTCCTGGCGGAGTTTCTTGCGCCAATAGTAGGCTCGTTGGCGGCAGGCGCCAGAGCAATATTGGCGGTTGGCTTGGCCCATCATCTCAGCGGAGCACTGGCGACAGATGAGAGGATGCATTGGCCTCTTCATACTAGAAGATCCGGCTTGGGTATGGTAGGCTCGTCCTTGGGGGCGACTGTTGCGGAGGTCGGCCGGTTTCGGAGTTTGGAGCGTTCGCCGGGGGTGGTGGACTGGATGCGGAGAGCTGCCTCTAAGGCAGCCTCCGGGGTGGAGCCGCGACCGAACTCCCAGAACTGCTCGCCGTCGGTGATGTTGGCCTGCCAGCGTAGCTGGGGTGGTTCTCCGGTGTCGGGGACGGGGAATTGGAAGAGGTTGGCGAGCCGCAGGCCCTTGGCTGCCACCACGGCCAGGAGATCGTCTACAGTGGGAGGCATTGAAGGCATTTTTTATCCTAGGAAGGGTTCATGGCCATGTTACCGGGGCCTTCGGCCTCGAGAGGCTCCACAGCCCCTTTGGCCCCGGGCTTGGCCTCGTTGATGATGATTCGGTAGTTAGGCTTCAGCCCGCAGTTGAGCGGGCCGTCCATGTCGGTCTCGGTAGTGGTGAGGGTCCAGGAGGCGATCTCTCGCCAACGGCCGCTGGAGTCGCGGCGCTGGACAGAGAGGGAGTAAGTGAGGGGGGTGGGTTTTGGCATGGGTGGGTTTGCTCGCGATGATGGGACGAGGGAGAGGAGACGGCGGGCTTGGAGGGAGTCCATCTCAGGCCGACCCTTGCGATTTAGTAAATTTGAGCATTACCTCATTCCGGAAGACCTCAAGTTCCTTGTTAATGAGGTCCATTTTCTTCAGGTCGGCCTCGGTGATCTCCTCCTCTGGATCGAGCATAGTTAGCATGGAGGAGAATAGGTGCTGGGCACCGGCCATGAAGGCCATGTGCATGGCCTCGAGCTGAGTTGCGCCGGCGTCAAGGGGAATGGCCATGAGACGGAGGGAGACCCAGCCGGCCTCAATCAGCTTCCCCTCATCGGCGAGGCGACGGGTCAGGAGTTCAAGATATGCTCGGTCGGCCATCAGGGAAGGTTCCTTCTTTCTTTGAAAACAGTTATCCTCTGGACGTTCATGGCCTTGAGAAGTTGAGGAGATGGCCCACGGCGACGTTTGAGGAAGTGATCTGCGACAGAAGGGTGGATACCCATCTGAGAACACCACTTTCGGATACCACCAGCTTGGGTTATCTTGAACTCCAAAAGCAGCCTGACGTCACCTTTGGACATGAGGTTGGAGATTTGGATCATGGGTGGAAATCCTCTATCGAGCCAAGGAGGAGGGTGTGTTTGGTTCGGGTTTCGCAGACGTAGCGCAGGTTGGCCTCCTGGGCCATGGCCCGGTCGTTGCCCCTGGCGAATTTGGACGGGATGCGCCAGGGGTCGAGATGGAGGACGGCGGGCCACTCGAGGCCCTTCGCCCGGTGGATGGTTGAGAGGGCGACGAGACCGTTCTCTCGGCTGAAGAGACGGTCGAGCTGGCGTCGGAGCTGACCGGCGTCTTTGGCCTCTGAGCCGTCGAGGACGGCTATCAGACACTCCGCTTTGTCGACGATCCGCTCGATTAACTCCGGTTTGTCGTTCGCGGAGGCTTTGGATTCCTCGGAGGCCTGCCATTCGCGAATACGGCCGCGGATAGTGTCGGATGAGGTGTCGTCGGCAGGGGAGAGTTTTTTGGTTAGGGCGACTAGGCCCTTGGAGATGTCCCGGCCGAGGATAAAGCAGCCGATACCCTGGCGGATGAGTTTAAAGGCCATGGAGATGATGGGAGAGTTGTTCCGGCAGAGGATGGCGATCGGAGAGTCCGGCTCGGGGAGATTATCGACAACATCCTGCCATGACCAACCGGCTTCGCCGGAGAAGACTTTGATCCGGCCGGCTGGATTGGCGCCGTGGGCGCGGAAGAGGGGGACGTGGGCACGCTGACGGAGGGCGACGAGCTGGGGGACGCGGAAGGAGGTCATGAGTGGGAGATCGGTCCATTGCGGCCGGAGGAGGCGGATTTGTTCGGCGGCCTCCCCGACGGCCCCTCGGAAGGCGTAGATTGACTGGTGCTTGTCGCCTACGGCCATGAGTTTGGTGTCGGGGCGGGTGGAAAGGGAGAGCATCTGGATTTGTAGGGGATTGAGGTCTTGGTCTTCGTCTACGAAGAGGACGGGGAATTTACCAAACCGGCCACCCAGCATGGTAGAGCAGTAGATTTGGTCATCGAAGCTGACGACGCCGGCTCTGGCGAGGTCGATGGACCTCGCCAGGACCTCGCGAGCGATTTCCCAAACGAACTCGAAATCGGCGAGGTCGATGTCAGCGGAGGAGGAACTGAGGAGGGAACTCCAGCCTTCGGGGGTGTCGGGGATTAGGCTGGCCTCGGTCTCGTGCTGGCGGGGAACGAGGCCCTGGATCTGGGCCTCCCGGATCAGGAGTCGGGTGGTGTCCCATTGGTCGGAGGTGAGGTCCATCCGGCGGCCCCGGGCGACTTCGGAGATAAGTTTGCCGATTTTGCGGTCATCGAGACGGAGATTGAGGCCCGTGAAGCGGCCCCAGGCCGCGTGGCCGAGGGAGTTCATGGTTTTGCAGATGAAGTTGCCGGGGAGCCGCTTGCCCATTTCGTCAGCAATTCGTTTGTTGAAGGCGACGGCGAGGGCAGGGGCGCGGACGTTTTGGGAGGCTAGCTCTAGGGTGGTGGTTTTGGCACAGCCGGCCCCGGCCTCAACCATGATGGAGGGGCCGAAGGAGGAGGCCCCGTTAAGGGCCTCCATGATAGCGGACTGTTCGGGGGTGGGAGGGAACGGCATGGTTAGGATGCCTTTCGGAGCTGGGTGGGGTGGGGGGCTGTCGTCGTGGCGAGGGAGTAGGCGATATAGTAGCCGGAGCCACGTTGGCTGGGGGTGGCTAAAAGGCCCCGGCGTTGCATGATAGTGAGGGCGTTGCGAACGTGGGATTTGGTAGAGTCGAGGTGTTTGATGATGAACCTAAGCTGAGATGGACCACGGTTGGTAAGGAACTCGGAGATTCGATTTATGTCGTTCTCGATTTGGGCGAGGGAACGGTGGATTCGGGACGGAGGCTTGGCTTGGGTGGCTCTCTTCCGTTTCCGAGGAGTTGTGAGGACTGCGGGGTCGGCTGAAGGAGCTGGGAGAGCGGCTGGTGGTTGGGAGGAGGAGGTGTCGACGCCAACGCAGACTCCGTTGAGGATCATGAGCCGGTCGCCGGGCTCAGCGATTACGGAGACGACACAGGGGACGAGGTCGACGGGAACGAGAACGGAGGGGAATTTGGCCATTAGTTGGGTTCCGCGAGAACGAAGGACATGTGATCAGGGCCTGGGACGATTGTGCCCTCCCGGGCCATGGCTTTGAGGTGATGGCGGATAGCGACCCGCTTGGCGTTGAGGGTGAGCTGGGGGTCCGTCGACCAGAGTCGGAGGAGGTCTACGGTGTCGAATGGGGTGGAGTTGTTCTCGGACCAGCGGGCGATGAGCCGGGTGACGGTCTTGGCATAGAGGGAAAGGTCGGCGTTTTGGCGGCCGAGGGAGGTGCCGCCCGGCCACGCTAGCTCGGTGCGGGAGAGGGCGACGAGCCGGCGGGAGGTGATGAGGAGGTGTATGGCTTCGCAGACCATCCGGTAGCGGGTGATGGTGGCGACGGATTGGAGGGGACGGAGCTGGAGGAGGTCCTCTCGAGTGAAGTAGAAGGCGTTACCGAGTTCGGTGTTGATGGCGTGGAGGATGATCCGGGCGAGCTTCTCGTCCCGGGAGAGGCCCCGGGGTGGGGCCTTTCGGCCCCGTGGGTTGAGGTGGATGACTTGGGCCTGCTGGGCCATTATGCGGACTCCTTTTCGGGCTCGTTGACCTGGGCTTCGTCGGAGGATTCTTCGTCTTCGTCGGAGATTGTTATGATGACGGCGGGGGAGCCGTCGGCGGCGGTTGAGAGGATGGCGGTGTAGGGTCGTGGGCCGATGAACTCGGCGACTTCTCGGTTACCGGCTTCGCCCTTAGCGGCCTTCCCGCCGGATCGAGGGAGGTAGCCGAGTTGGGTTGGGCCACGTTCGGCCTCTTCCTCCATGAGCTGGTGGGGGGTCCAGCCGGTGCCTTCGAGGGCCTGTTCGAGTTGGACCCACTTGGCGATGGGGTAGGACTCGCGGAGGGAGACGAGGACTTTGATGGCGATGGGGTCGTAGGGATTGTCTGGCTCGGGCTCTAGGATGAGTCTGGTGCCGATGGGGAGGATGGTGAGGAGTTGTTTGGCGGGTGGGCGGAAGTGGGAGCCGACGATAAGGGAGGAGATCATTGGCATGAGGGAAGATCCTTTCGGGGGAGGAGGATGATGTAAGTCTCTTCCTCTTTGTGGAAACCGAGGGCGGGGAAGAGCGGTTTGGCCTGGTAGACAGCCCGATGGCCGTGGGTAACCATCTGGACAGACGTGGAGGACTGGAAATATTGAAGGGCTGTTTTGACGAGGGATGTAGCGATGCCCTGGCCTCGGTGAGGCACGGCTACGGCGAGGGTGTTACAGATGGCTACGAGTCGGCCTTTGTGCTGGGGGTGGTGGATGAGGAAGTATAGGGAGAGGCCGAGGAGGGGGGAAGCGGCCACTTCGGCTCTCGCAGTGAAGAGACAGAGGCCGTTGGCTTTCTCGATAGAAAGGAAGAAGTTCCAGTCTATTTCGAGGGGTAGGATGCCGGTCTGGGCCTCTGGAGTGGCGGCGTAGTAGGAACGGATGAATTGGTCGACCTCCAGCCAGATTGGCTGGAGGGGGACCCGGGAGATCGAGAGATCGGTCATTCGGTGGGCTCGGCGATGCGGTCGACGTCATTGAGGAGGTCGTCGATGGCGTTGACGATCTCGGTCATTTCCTCTACTTTGGAGAGGAGCCACTGGCCGGAGGGGCTCTCCTGGCGCTTCTCGGACATGTCGTCGAAATCGGTCTGGCCGACGTCGGCTGCGTTCTGGATGGAGTCCCGGGCGTTGCCCAGGGTCTTGGTGGCTTCGGAGAGGTTATCGAGGATGGCTTTGGAGAGTTTCATTTCAGTGGGTTTCCTTGCTGGAAGGTGGGGCCGCTCGCGCCTAGGCGGCCTCTGGAAGGTGTCGGAAGTAGCGGCACCAGCCAGATGGGTTTATGGAGCCCGCGACGATCTGGCAGGTTCCCTCGGCGGAGGGGATCGTGCCGACAAACCAATGGAGGCAGATGGAGCAGTGCTCGGAAGGGCTGCCATCGGGGGTGTAGTTGGCGGCTTCTTTGGAGGATACGACTGGCATGGGAAGGCTCCTTTGGGTTAGGGTTTGCGGCAGAGGTTGTGGCAGTCTGGCTCGTGATCGGCAAGGAGGTCGGAGAAATTGGGGATGGGCTTCGCCGAGATGGGCTTCGCCTCGGTTGCCGGGGTCGCTTGGAGTTCTTTGAGCCTCTGGGCGATGGCGGCGAAGTCGTCGGCGAGAGGGATGGACATTATGGGTGGTCCTTTTTGGATTGGACGGTTCGGACGGCCTTTTGGTAATGGCGAACTTTGTCATCTAGCATGAGTTCTCGGCGCTCTTTGGTGGTTGGGGCGCGGAGACGGAGTTTACGAGTGAAAATTGCAGCGCCTCCGCACTTGATGCAGATCGAGACGTCAGAAGGTTTGGGGCCGCGACCAGTGTTTGTTGCACCAGCCCGGTCCATTTTGTAAGAGCAGAATGGACATATGAGATAGACTAGGTGTTCTTTCCAGGTGGTCATGGAGGTGGCCCTGTTAACCGGTGACGAAGAGGGATTTGTCGACGCCAGCGACGAGGTTGATAGTGGACATGAGGAGTGGGAGGTCTGGGTTGTCGGGGTTGAGCCGGGTTGCAGCGAACATGAGGGCCATGAGGATGACTTGACGCTGCTGGTCGGAGAGGTGGCGGGCAGGAGGGGTGGCCGCGGCCCCCTCGGCTGGAAAGAGGCGGCGGGATAGGGCCTCGACGAGGCCGCGGTCTATGTGGTAGGAAAGGGACTGGTGGATGTCCCGGCCGTGGAAGTCGTCGTGGATGAGGATGGAGCATGCGATCTGGTCAGGGGTCATCGGGGGGCTCCTGCCTGTGCTCCCGCTGGTAGGCGGCGGTTGTTGGTGACCCAGAATTGATTGCGGCATTTGGGATCACAGAATTTCTTATTCGGTCGAGTCTGGGGACCGAACGGTCGGCCGCAGTTTAGACAGGAACGGAGAGAGATCTGGATCGAAGCCTGTGGCTGCGGGATTGAGTGGTTCATGGGAGATTTTGTCCTTCAGGGAGGTGAGGGCTCGGATAGCGGCTTCGAGGGTGGATCGGAGTTCGGGGAAGGCGGCGATGTCCTCCTCGGGGAGTTCGAGGGTGTTCCAGCGGATACCGCACTTGAGACATTGCCGGCGCCTGCGGCGCCAACAGGGGTGGTCCGGGACTGGTCGAGAGTCCCAGACGATGCTGTTGGGGGCGCCGCAGGAGGGACAGGAGTCAGCCACGAGGGGCTTCGCCCCGGCCTTGGTCGCCTCTGGCGGCCTCTCCCCATTCGAAAGCGAGCTCGGCGGCGCGGGTGGCGCGGCTTTTGCAGTCGCGCATGACGGCTCCAACGACCTCGAGGTCGTCGTCGGAGATTGGCACACGGCCGGCGGCGATATCTCGCATGAAGGCGGCATACATCAGGAGGGCTCGGCAGATGAGCTGAGCGTCACGAGCTGGGGTGGGATTAGACATTGAGGTCTCCGTCGTAGGTAGCCTGTTGCCCGATGGGTGGGGAGGAGGAGAGGAGCTGTTGCGCCCAGAGTCCGAGGGGGCCGGAGGTGAAGGCGTAGAGGACGCTGTGGACTCGGCCGTCGGGGAGGGTGTGGGTGGTGAAGAGCCAGTCGCCGACGTGGAGGATGTTGACGGCGTCGGCCCAGTAGGCAGGGTCGGAGAGGAGGCCGGGATGGTGGGAGGGTGGGGCTCGATAGCCCCATTGAGTGATGCCGTTGCCGTAGGCGAGGATACAGAGATCGCGGAGCACAACCTGGGTCATTTTGTGGCTCCTTTGGTGGGGGTGGGGAGCTGGAAGGGAACCTCGGATATGCCGGTGACGGCGGAGATGCCGTAGCCGCGGCAGGCCTGAATGAAGCCATCTGCGGCGGCGGAAGCTTCCCGCATGGAGCGGAAGCGCTGGGTGGAGGTGACCCATTGGGTGGGTCGGCCGGGGAGGGAGTAGATCGTGGCCTCGAAGGTCCAGAGGAGTTCGGGGAGGGACTTGGATTGGGTGGTGGACATAAGGGGTCCTTTATTTGGAGGCTGAAGGCGGGGGGCCGTAGGCCCACATGCCGAGGAAGCCGGCGATGGAGATGGATAGGCCGAGGTATTGCCACCAGTGTTCGTAGGGGTAGCTGAGGGCGAAGAGGAGGGCGAAGGAGAGGAAGGAGATGGAGAGGCAGATGAGGTAGGCGGTTCGTTTCATGGGGATGAGGCTCCTGGGG